TCTTTTATATATTTATCTCCATCGTCTTGTTTAAAAATATTACGACCATAATATAGGGTTCTAATAATATTTTGAGAAACACTTTTTAAATCATCTTTAGTAATATTATTGATTTCATTTTCAAAGTCATTATCGCTAGAAGATTCTGTATAAAGATTATTCTTATTCATTATATTAACTAAATATTAATATATAATTTAAAAAAATTATATATATTTTTGTTTTCTTGTAAGTTTTTTTCTACCACCTGCACTTGGAAAATATCTTTGTATTAAAGATCTTATCTCATTATTTGGTATTATTAAATTTTGTGAAAATGGTATACGTGAAATTGGATCTAAAGGTTTTTCCCCTTTAGAATTCGCATCATCTATTATTTTATTAACAGTTGATCTGTCATAAGTATTTCCTTGAGAATTTATAACTGGATCTGTCATAACCTCTGATGTAATAGGATCTATAATAGTTTCTTTAACTTGTTCAGATAATTCTTCAATATCTTCAACTTTAATATTTAATCGTTTTACTTTTGGAATATTTAAATCTGTTTCTTTTTCTTCAGGTCTTAGTGCCTTCAGCAATTTTCTTTCAGCTTTAATCGTTCTTCTGTATAATGTTAAATATCCTCTCTCCTGGTTTTCGAGATCAATTTCAAGCTGTCGAATTCGGTCACGAAGTTCACTTTTATCTTCTAACTGGGGTTCTGAAACCGTACCCCCACTATATAATAAAAATTTTCTAGTTTTTTTATTTTTCATAAATATAATATAAATAGACATTATATTTATAATTTTGTAGACTTTTTAGATTTTCTATACCTTTTAGATTTTCTATACCTTTTAGATTTTTTCTTTTTTGTCAGATTTCTTTTACCACAAGCACTTGGAAAATATAGTTGTATTAACGATCGCATAGCCATATTAGGAATTAATACATTACTAATAGGTTGTCTATTAAGAGGATCAGTTGCAGGACTTCTAGTAGCTATCCATTGTTCTATAGCAGATCTTTCATATGTATTACCTTGACTATCCATAACAGGATCACTCATAATTTGTTGAGTAAGTGGACATGTAATAATCGTTTGGACATGATCAGGCAAACTACTTACAGTACTTGCTGATATACTACTAGTATTTAAAGGAGTAACATTAGGTGGTGGAGGCGGCGGAGGGGGAAGAGTGCCCATTTGCAAAGGGGGAAAGGATGGAGGTAGTACAGGTGTGTACGGTGTTAATATATTATTATTATTATTATTATCATTATTATTATTATTATTATCATTATTATTATTATTATTATTATTATCATTATTATCATTATTATTTTCTAACATATTACGGTTATATGTAATAAAATACTGATAATTTGCCTGTGCTTCAGTTCCTTCTCCATAATGTTCTTCTAAATTAGTTAATATAGCATCCATAATTACATTATTATTTAAAAATAGTCTAATTTCATTACTATTGTTAGAAATTAAATAATTTTCATTAATTATATTATTAGCTAGATCGTGAGCTATTTCCATTGATTCAACATAATCCATATATATATTACATAAATAAAAATTAAAATTATATTATTTTTTAGATCTTCTTGATTTTCTCTGTTTTCTTTTATTTGTTTTAACTCGTTTATTTTTATATTTTTTTGTTTTTTTTCCACCATTTGGTCTAGGTCTAAGAGTCTGTTTTCTTAGATCTGTTGTTAATTCTTGAAAATATTGTATTAAATTTTTATGTGACTTAATATTTTCTTTTAATTTTTTTAAATATTCATCAATATTTTCTATATCATCAAACTTTAATGTCATCTCATTATCATCTTCTTGTATAAATCCAAATTGTTTTTCATAATAATTTATTGTTTTTCCTTCAGTTGTTATCATTTTTTTTGTTCCATCTTGTAAATTAACATCTTCTATTCCAAGTTTCTTAGACATATTAATAAAAACTATTACTAAAAAAGCACCTAAGTAATTATTTCTTAATTTTTTATTAATTTCTTTTATCATAGCATTTTCTTTGGTAAGAGTTGTTTTAGAGTCACTTGTTGGCATTTCATTATCAAAATATCCTACTTTTAACCAAACAATATATGATGACAAGTCTCTAAAATTAAACTTTCCAACTAATATTGGATATATTCCTTTAAGTGGTATTACTTCTTTTGCGTGTTCTATAAGTTTATCTTCAACTTTTATTTTTAAAATAATTTCATTACCATCAAATTCAAGTGTGATTAAATCTAAAATATAATTAGTTTTTAATATTTGTCTAAATTCATATATAGTTTGTAAAAAACTATCTTTTATATCTTTTTGTTCTTTTGGTGTTAAACTCATTATTTACTATATAATAATTATATAATAAATAATTTAGATGGTAGATATAAACTTCCAATTTAATTCTTGGCATATCTTTTTCCAAATTTCATCTTGTTCTATTCTTTTCTCTCTATCCTTCAACATTGGAAAATATGGAAGAAATTCTCGTTGATTTAAAAGTTCACATAATTTATAGATAGTATAATAGTAATTTAAAAAATTAACACGATCTTCGGGGCAATATTTTGCATATGGAGATTGGATATCAATAAAAAGATTACATAGAGTTTCTTCTAACTCTGGACTCATAATTGGAGGTTTTACACCTAATTTGTCTTTAATAAATGGTATATGTTCATAATATTTATTGTATTTTAATTTTTTTAGAACTTCTTTAGTCCTTTTATTTGACATTGTTTTGATATCTAATCTCTCTTTTTTAATTTGTTGACGAATATTTTCAATAATTTCATCGGGAATAAGAGTGGTTTCTTTGGCTTGGAATTGCGCTAATATCTCTCTGAAATGATTAATACGCTTATAAGCATAAAAACAAACTTCTTTAGGAGGTTCTTTATATGTAGGTTTGTCATTTTCAATTAAAAATTTAACATTTTTGCTACAATGATTACATACCAAAATACCTTCGTGATCAATAGGTATAAGTTCACCAATATTACAACTTCTACAGATATCTGTATCATGAATAAAATTATTAATATCTAAATGAAAGGGGTCTATATTTCTAAAATAATTTTGAATATTAATATTAGTTTTATTAGTATTATTATTTTCATTATCAGTTTTATTAAAAAAATTATCTAAAATTCGTTTATTCGATGTGCCTTTAGATATATTTTTCTTTTCTTCAAAATAGTTAAAAATATAATTAGAGTTTTTTAAAAAATATTCTTTTTTTTTATTTTTTATCTCTTTAATTTTAGTATCTATTTCTCTAATTTCATCTTTTAACTCTAGCCTTTCATCAAATGTAGTTTGTAAATTATTATATTTTTCTAATTTTTTATTTCTCTCTTTTAAATAATTTGGTAAAATTTTTGAATCTATATCATCAAATTCCTCTATAAATTCTTCATGTTTATGATCTAATGATTCTATTTTTTTATCTGCTACTAGTTTTTTTATATTTTTAGGTTTAAAACCTGTCATTATAATTATATTTTATTTTTTATTTAATTAATTATTAATATAATTATTATATTTAGGATTAATTGTGATATATTATAGATAAAAAAATCTATTTAATAATAATGAATATTGAAATAAAACTTCCTGACAAAATCAAATTAGATAATTTTACTGTACAAAAAATGATTTTTATAAATAATGCCTTAGAATCTGGCTGGAGTATTAAAAAAGTTGAAGAAAAATATATATTTTCAAAACGACATGAAAATAAGAGAGAAGTATACTTAGATAGTTATTTAGAAAATTTTTTAAATACAAATATGAAGATACAAAATTATTCTAACAATTAATATATTAGAATTAAAATTTTATAATTTTAATTAAATTAAATTTATAAAATTTTTTTCTTTAGCAATATTATAAATATGGGAGGAGGCTTAATGCAGCTCGTCGCCTATGGCGCTCAAGATGTTTACCTTACAGGTAATCCACAGATTACTTTCTGGAAGGTTACCTACCGTCGCTACACAAATTTTGCTATGGAATCTATTGAACAAACTTTCAACGGCCAGGCTGATTTCGGTCGTCGCGTCACTTGCACAATCAGCCGTAATGGTGATCTTGCATACCGCACATACTTACAGGTTACACTTCCTGAAATTAATCAGCAGATGCTTCCATCTAATGTTACAGCAGAAATCCAACAGTCCGACTTGGCCGCCGGCGCAGCAAACCATGGTCTTGATTATGGTGTCTTTGCTCGTTGGTTAGATTTCCCCGGTGAGCAGATGGTTTCTATGGTTGAAGTTGAAATTGGTGGTCAGCGCATTGATCGCCAATATGGTGACTGGATGCACATCTGGAATCAGCTCACCCTCACTGCTGAGCAGCAGCGTGGCTACTACAAAATGGTTGGTAACACTACTCAGCTTACTTTCATCACCGATCCATCATTCGCCGCAGTTGATGGCCCATGTGCTACTACTGCTCCAACTCAGGTATGCGCTCCCCGTAATGCACTTCCTGAGACCACTCTCTATGTTCCATTCCAGTTCTGGTACTGCCGCAATCCTGGTCTTGCCCTTCCTTTAATTGCTCTTCAGTACCACGAGATCAAGATTAATCTCGATCTTCGACCTATTGATGAGTGCCTCTGGGCTGTATCAAGTCTTAACTGCAACAGCAGCGCGAAAACACCAACTAAAGTTGCTACTGCTTACCAGCAGTCACTTGTCGCGGCATCACTCTATGTTGACTATGTCTTCCTTGACACTGATGAGCGTCGCCGTATGGCTCAGAATCCCCATGAGTACCTTATTGAGCAGCTTCAGTTCACTGGTGATGAGTCTGTTGGTTCATCTTCTAACAAGATTAAACTCAACTTCAATCACCCTTGCAAAGAGCTCATCTGGGTTGTCCAGCCTGATGCTAATGTTGACTACTGTGCTTCACTCATTTGCGGTACCACACTTTTCTCTGTCCTCGGTGCTCAGCCTTTCAATTACACTGATGCCATTGATGTCCTTCCCAATGGTGTCCACGCTTTCGCTGGCCCAGGCTCCATTGAGGGTGTTAATGCTTTCATTACCACTGCTGGAATCTTCGATCAGGCAGGTGCTACCGATGCAGTCACATTCCCTGGCTGGGAGTACTCTGCACCCAACTTTGACCACTCTGGCTGGGCCGCGCTCGGTGGTTCTGCCGATGCTCGCGCCAACACCTCCGCTGGCCGCCACGGAAGCTCCGGCGCTGATTTCCAGTCTGCTGTATCTGATGCTGGTACATTCGTCCTCACTGAGACATCACTCGACATGCACTGCTGGGGTGAGAATCCAGTCGTTACAGCCAAACTTCAGCTTAACGGCCAGGACCGCTTCTCAGAGCGTGAGGGCACATACTTTGACCTTGTCCAGCCCTACCAGCACCACACCCGTAACCCTGACACCGGTGTCAATGTGTACTCCTTTGCCCTCCGGCCTGAGGAGCACCAGCCATCTGGAACCTGCAATTTCTCACGCATTGACAATGCCACACTCCAGCTTGTTCTTTCCAATGCTACCGTTGGCGGTACCAACACTGCCAAGGTTCGCGTCTATGCCACCAACTACAATGTCCTCAGAATTATGTCTGGTATGGGTGGTCTTGCCTACTCTAACTAAACTATTATTCTTGTTATTCTCTTTATCTAGCTATGTGCTAGCCTAAAATTATATTTCTTATAAAAAAATATAATTTAATATTATATATGTCAACTAGAAAAGTAAGAAAAAATAGAAAAGGTAGAAAAAGCAGAAAAGCAGGAGGGTTATTAGATTTTATAAAAATGAAAGATAAAGGATGCCCTGAAGGAACAACAAGAAAGTTTGGTGCTCAGTGTGGATTTTTTAGAGGACCTTTTGGTTGTTGCAAAAAACAATTACATTTTTCAGATTTTAAATTAGGTGGAAAAAAAACTAGAAAATATAGAAAATAATATTTGTAATATATATAATGGTATTAAAAAATAAATCTAGACGCAAAAAAAGAATGGGTGGTAATGCAGATATGATGAAAATGGTTGGAGATATGGGACAAAAAATTATAGATAAACATGGTGATAAAATAGCTGAACACGGTCAGAAATTGATGAATCAGGCAGTTGCTGCTGCAGTTCCTATAGCTATAGCAGGTGTTAGTAGTTATGCTAGTAAAAAATTAGGATCAAGAACTTCTAAACCTGTTTATTATAACGATTATAATGATGACGAACTTAGTGAAGACGAATATGAGCAATATGGAGGTAAAAAAAATAGAAAATATAAAAAATCTAAAATGACAAAAAAAAGAAGAAGAAAAACTAGAAAAACCAGAAAATATAGAAGATAATTAAATAATTAATTACTATATTATTAATTATTTAATTTAAATACCAGGGCTACCAGAACTTATAAACTGCCAGACAAATTGTGTTGTAATTTGCTGACCTCCAGATGTTCCATTTGTATTTGTATTATAATAACCATTTTGAGATGCAACGAGTGTTACAGAACAAATCTCATTACCTTTATATGGTGTTGGTAAATCAAACCCAGGTGTTGGTGAATTTCCCATTACATTATGTGGATCTATAGATATTCCACCTTGAGCATTATCATCTATAAATATACTATGTGGACAATTTATTCTATCGCCAGTAGATGCTTTAACTAAAAGACCTGCATCATAATTAGAAAACTGACTAGGAACCATAGTTCTAGCTACTGTAATTGCTTGTCCTAACATTGGCGATTGAATAGCAGGTAATGTAATAGTAGCATAATTATTTGAACCTTGCCGAGGATCAACAATAATATATCTTATATCTCCTTGATTATAATACATACTTGAATTAACAAAGCCCTGATACCCTGCAGTCCACGTTGGTCCTTGACTATTAGAATTACTATATACTATATTTTGTCTTACAGCATTACAATAAACATTTCCTGATCCAGGATTATTTAACCCAAATGTTTTTTGAGATAGTCTTACCGTAGTTTGATTATTCCAACTTTGATTACCCCATCCCCATTCTCCTAAAAATAAACTAGCGCCCCATCCAGGTGCTGAATAATTATTAGATGGTGTACCAGTTGCATTACTTTGTAATGGTAATATTTTAATTCCACCTAATGTTTGAATAACAGAACCACTATCTGCTACATTTAAACTAAATTGGGTTGAACCTGCTTGAAGGTCTACAATAACTCTATCTATTGCTGTAGGTGTTCCTATTATATTAGATCCACCAGTATAATCATAACCACCAAAATTTACCTTATTATTTGTACTATTTGCATCAATAACATAGTTTGCTGCAGCTCCAGTATTATTATCTTTCAATCGGAATATACCAGTTGCTGCTAAATCTATATTTGTTCCCGAGAAATCTATATTCTTAATAGTTGGTGCTGTAGTTATACCTAAGACATTCAAATTATTTGAAACATCTATATTTGTAGCTGATATGTCTATAACTTCTAGATTATTTACATCTAGATTATTTACACCTTTAATATTATTTGTTCCATTAAAATTCATATCTATTGTGCCATTACCTACTGGATTTATATCTATTGGATTTGTCGATTCGGCACCTGTTGTTGCATTGCGACCAGTAAATATTATTTTTTGGTTAAGCCTTACCTTTATATTAATATCACTTGCAACTCCTAACGATTCAATATACATGTCATCTGCACTGGGGCTAGCTCCTACATTATTTCCTATATATAATTGTTCTTTTCCTAATAATCCTCTATTCTTAATAATTTTTGTATTATTCATATCAATTGCTTTATCAAATTTTGTATATTGTTGAAAGATTTTGCAATAAATTACCTAATGTATCGGTATATCTTATATCAATACCATCTATAGATGTTGTTGTAGGTGCTTGTAAATTTAAATCTAAATCATATCTATTAATAATTGTTGGAGTTGTAGGTAAACCTGTAGGTAAGTAAGCTTCACTTACATCATCATATAATTTCCAATTAGTATTTGGGTTATGTAATGTAAGTGAATCTCCTGTTCCACCATTTAAATCATTTGTATCTTGATAAATACGCATTGTATACCTTCCCGTTACTCCAGTTAGAGGTTTAAATATTTGTGCATATAAAATTAATTCATTATTATCGTTAGCAATTAGAATGAGTTGTTTAAACAAAGTATCAGATGTATTAGGCCCTTGATATTGATTAGATAATATTTTTATATAAAGATTATCGGCTTTATATGTTGTAGAAGATAATGGTCTCATAGTTCCACCTACCATACATCTAATAACATGCATTGTGGCGCTTTTTCCAGCTCCATTATAGCTGCTACTAGTATTATAATAATTTAGTTCAAAAAATCCATTACAAGTAAAGTATTCTAATTTGTCGGATATTGAAGCTAAATTTATAGAAGCTAATTTATAATATCCAGAGGATCCATTTAGTTGACTATTACTAAGAGCAATAGAATTATTGACTCTAGATATAACTTTTGTTATCATATTATTTTGAAACCCAGTTCCACCACCATTACCAATATATAGATCTCCACTAATATCTACATTACCATTATTTGTAAATCTATCATTATTTGTTAATGTCCCATTATTAGTAATACCAACAAAAGTAGATTCTACAGGACCTATTTTAATATTTCCACTAGTTCCAATTGTTGCTTGATTATTAACTGTTATATTTTCAAATATAGAATTTTGACCATATAAATTTCCACAAACATCAACATTATATTTAAATATTTCTTTTGTGGTAGTTATTCCGTATGGCCAATTATATATATTTAAGTCAACAAACCATAATTGTGGAGTTTGTGTTTCCCCAATTCCTATTGTTAAACCTGGCGGGTTTTGTTGACCTCCTACAAATAGTGTATTTACAAAATTAGGGGGGCCAGTCGGCAACGGTACAGTCCCAGGAAGTCCCCCTAACAAACCAATTTTGTATATAAGGTTTCATTAGATCAACGCTTAATAACTGCCAATCGGTATTTATCAAATTTGCATTTATCATCTCAGGAGGGTTATTAGGTCTTTCGGGCATTTTTGCGCCTGTATTATTAGAGTATAGCCGAACTTCAATATTATGATCACCGCATATCTTTCTTAAAATTTCTTCTTGACGGTTTGCAAATCTTGGCATCCATCCTTCATATGCCCATGTTTGTTCTAAGAATAACCATGCTTTACCTGATGTATCTTCAACTGGCACGGGAACTCCTTTTTGTCCAGGATGAAGTTTAATTAACCCCTCTGCAATAACAATTCTCGTTATACCGCCTATTTTTTTGCCGGTATATGCTCCTGAACCAGGATCTGTCACAGGATCACTATTAGTAAAAATAATAGTTTCCCCATTAACATTTCTAATATCCCCAAAGCTA